AACACTTGCAGAAGCAAACCAGATAGTAGCCATTCCTCTACCAGCTAAAGTTCTATTACCTGTAGCTGCATCAGCAGCATTGTGTAAAGTTACACCTGAACCTTGAGTTATTGTCTGATCTGATCCACTGTTATTAATAATCGTCACTGCATCACCAGCCGAGAAGACTGAGTTATTAATTGTCACCCCACCAGTTGAAATATAAATAGTTTTACCAGCATCAGCAGCTACTCCTACATACGCTCCACCTTGAGCATTTGAAGGTATAGATCTTACATTACCCTTACCATCAGTAACAGTAGTTGCAGTTACATTACCTTCTACGTTAGCAACAAGTGTTCCAGTAGCAATAGTTATA